TATAGTCCTCCTGTCTCTGAGTCGAGTCCGATGTAAGCAGGTCGAGAGTTAATGCAACGACATATCCACTCATTTGCAATCTCCGTGTCGTCTATTCCTAAAACTTGTTCCGGTCGAATTACTGTTTCTGTAAGATCGCCCGATATGTAATCAAGAATATTTCTTTTAGAAGCTTCCCAGGTGGGCTTTGCTTCTGGTTTAAATGCAAGCATAGATGGGTTTATTATAGGTAAAAATTTATCTGCAACTACCTTGCCCGAGTATTCTGTGATAGAATTAATAGGAGTATAATACTTCAAGGCATCGCTACCTACAAGTATAATCCACTCATACTCATCAGGGTTGAAGTCAATATCAACATCTCGCTTGAGTACTTTTTTAATGTTAGGATCAGAACACAACTGAAACTGATCAAACTCTATTTCATTATCAAAAAGTTCTATTCTAAAATTAGTATTACTTCTTTTCGTCTCTATTAATGCGACGTTAGGCATTTTTTATATTTCCTCTATGTGTTTACTCTTTAGATTTACTGAAAATGATATACTATATCTTACTTTGTCTGTTAAAGTGGGTGTAACCATGTGACTTAAATATGCGGGAAAAAGAAGTAGCAAAGACTCTGTAGGAGTTACTTTTGCCTCTCTACCTTGACTTATGGTGGACATTCCCTCAAAGCTCACTTGTCCTTTTATATCTTTAGCTGGGTCATATAATATTAAATCTCCGCCACTATCTGTTGATTTTAAAGATGAAGTACTATTATACTCTATAATATGATCAATGTCAATATCTTTTCGTAAATCTGGTGTATTATTATCCATAGGATAGTATACACCAGTCCACAAAGTATTTCCTCTTCCATGTATGTGCGGAGCGGAGTACCCTCCTTTTTCAAAAATTATATTCCCCCAAAGGTCTTCTAAAACCAAGCAATCTAATCTTTGAGGGATTAATAAGTATCCACTATGTAGTATTAAAGACAGAGCCGCCTCTTCTAGAGAAACTCTTAGTATGTCAAAACCCTTTGATACTTTTTCTAGTCCAGCGATGCTTTGCCATGAAGAGTTTCCTCCATAATAATTAAAAGTCCTAAGAGTAGCCTCGTTATTGCCGCGCTCCCTCATTAAATTTAGTTCTTGTATTATTAGTTTATTTAACTCTGAATTTTGTAGCCCAAAGTCATGCCACAGTATGTTTGTAGCAAATAAAGTTCTCACGCCGCCAGATTTACGCATATAATTTATTCTTTAGTTTTAATATTTTCGACTGTGTTAGTTCTCCAGGATCTGTATTTCTTAAATGAATATTTCGTACAGCTAAATCTATATTTTCACACATTTCTTTGACTTTCATTGCTGCAGCCTGTCCCGCTTCATCTCCATCAAAAAATATATCCACCTGTGTAGTGCCTGCAATTTTTAAGACAGATAATTTTTCTTCGTTTATGTTCTTTGTGCCAAAACAACAAATAGCATTATCTAGTCCTTTATCGTGAAGGTTAATCATATCAAAAATGCCTTCTACAAGTATTATACAGCCATTCTTTGATTGAACCGAAGGATATAAAGGCAGCTTTGCTCCTGAAGGACTTATAAGATATTTAGGTACTCCCTCACCTGTGTGTCTGCCTATAAAGGCTACTGTTTTTCCAGTGATATCTTTTATGGGAAAATTTAGTCTACCTACAAACTCTTTATCTGCATGAGTAAAAGTTTCAAATTTTTGATATGTTTCTGTTTTTATGTTTCTCCATGTACCAGAATATACGGAACTATTTTTGGGAAAAACCAATCCACTACTTTCTGCCAACTTCTGTCTAATAGTATTTTTAAGTTTCTCTCTGCGTATTTGTAAATGATTTGGTTTTTCTCCAAAATAGTTAAATAAATTTCCTTTATATTCACAAGAAAAACAATTAAAAATACCCGTAATCCTATCTACTCTCATAGACGGATTACGGTCAGGATGGTCAGGATTTAGGCAACTAACTTCGTAGTCTCCGCCCTTAGGAATATAAGCTATTCCTTCCTTGTTTAAAAGTTCTTCTACGTTCATTATCTACCGATGTCTTTAATATTTTCTTTACTGATTACTTGATATGCTCCCTTATTGTAGGCAGGGGCAATTGTGTGGTTACTGCTTACATAATGCTCTTTAAGAGCTGTTTCCTCTGGAAAAGGTGAACCTAGTGCTGCAGAAGGATATTCTTTAGTTTCTCTCCAAGTTACTTCTGTTGTAAGCTGTGGCTCCTTTCCCAAACTCCAATAATATGTGCTTCGTCTCATGCGTCGTGACTTACTTCCCATTTTTCTCCCACTCGTTGTGTAGTTCATGCTACCTTGAACAATCATATCTTTGTTCCCTAAGTTAATTTTGAAAATACACCAAAGCCTCGGGACTCAAACCCGCTTGGTTTAAAGGATGTGCCTCACTTTAGTGTATTTCCAAACATTAACTATTTATTGATAGTGGGTTTCCCATAGATTAATATCATCTTTAAGAAGGTGAGTTAAATCATCTTTTCTGTATTCACTAAATATATGAGGACTTGCTTTGGATAGATATTTATCATTGTCCCACTTTGGATCGCTAGTATCTATCTCGAAATCAAAAGTATTTTCTATAAAATCAATAAATAAATCAATCTGTTCCACACACCCTATATGATACATATTTGGATGTAGCTTAGAGATCCTAGTGTATCCTTCATAAAGCCACTTACCTTTATATTTCCCCGTAGAAAACACAAGACGACCTTTGGTTGAGATAAAATTATCTATATATTTTTCAAACTCTTGTACATCATAGTCGCCAATACAGCTATAATCGGCTCTTTCGTTCGGAGGGTATAGTTCAGTCTGTAGCTTCATCCAGTCATAAAGCGCGTAAGTATGTATAAGTGGATGTTGCCATACTGTAAATATTTTTCGAGAGTCGTTTATTATATCGGCTGTATCCATTTGACCAAAAGCTACATCTAACTTTTTTTGGTGCAAAAAATAAGGTATAGGTAAAGTAGTTACAATGTTTTGTTTTTTGTACTTGTCGACGTAGGGAGAGTAATCATACAGTGCAATAGGTCGATGAACCCCGACGGCATTTAAATTAGCTTTAAGCTGTCTACAAAAGTCTTCTTGTGGATATACTCCATGCACTTGATAAATATACATTTATTTTTAACTCCTTATTTTTTGATTTATACTATTATACATAAAAACAGGCACAAAGTCAAGAACTATTTTTAAATATCATGTATTTCTTCGCCAGTTACGTGGGAAGATTCGTCTTTCTCTTGGGGAGTAAGAGCGGTTTCAGGGCCTATTTTTAGTGTTTCCCAGTCCATTGTAGAAGTAAAAGACTTTTCTGCAGCATTACGCATCTTAACACAGTTAAGTGTAAGACACTTATCCTCTTGTGACCAAGGGTCTAAGGTATAAGCAGCATCTGCCGCATCTAAGATACCTTTTGCGAAACGAGCTTCTCCACTTGCATCAGTTTGATAAGGAGTAAATACCGTACATTCATATTCTTGAGCCATAGCCTTTAATGCTTTGCTTACTTCTATTTGTTCCGTCCAGTCATATTGACCACCTGTTCTAGAGGGCATCGCAGAGCGTTTTACCTGATTTATATAGTCAACTATAACCATACCTACATTACCTCTCTTTATTTTTTTATCTAACTCGGCCCTTATCTTTGCCAAGGTGAGAGAGGGATCATATACTACATCAATTTGTCTATCTGGTATCAAAGCACAATCAGTTTTTAACTCGGTATGAAGTTTATCAAAGTCGCGGCTATCTTTATAGTTTTTAAGTTTTTCTTGTCCGCCTACAAAACGGCCTGCCCACCATGTTGCAACTTTCTCCCATTCTACTATACTTAGATTCTTAGTTCTAATACGAGAAAAAGGTACTTCGGTTGCTATCGAGCAGCACCGCTGTAGGATAGCCCTGCTATCCATTTCAATAGTAAAATAGATAGCAGTTTTACCAGAATCAAATACAGTATTAGCAATATTAGCGCAGATAATTGATTTACCTGCACCACGCTTGCCACCAACCATTACTAAGTCTCTAGGAGAGAATTGTATATCAAAATCATACTCAGTATTAAGCCCTAAGGGTATATACTTAGCAATGTCTTCGTCTTTTTCATGCAGTGTGATAGACTGCATACTCTCTTGAGGGTCTTCGAGATCAACTTTAGTTTCTATGTCAAGAACAATTTCATGTAAGTGAGCTACAGACTCCTCTGCGTGCTCAAATGCAACCGAGTTTTCTACATAGTTTTCTAAAGATAATAGTATTTGTTGTTGGGTGTATTC